ATGGGGATTTCCTTGAGGGATAATCAAGGGAATTTAAAAAATAACGTCGATCTTTTATTTGAAATTTCTGAAGTTTTATCAAGCAAAACCATAGAAAGCGCCGATAAAGTAAGAATAGCTTTTTCTTTATTTGATACCGAAGGCGCAAAGCTTTTAAATACGCTTCAACTCGGACCGGAAGCGATTAAAAGGATGGGAGAAGCATTTGACGACTTTGGATTAATTATTGACAAAAAAACAATTGGAGCGTCTGAACAATTAGGCGACCGCTTAGAATCGCTTACCAAAAAAGCGATGAATCTTTTTGCACCAGCGATCCGATTGGCCAATGCGGCGCTTGATCCATTCTTTGAGAATATAGAAAAAGCCGCATTACCGCTTCCAGTTTTAAAAGATAAAATTCAAGAAACAATTAATGAGCTTGTAAAGAAGCGAGACGCGTTGAAAGACACGACGCAAGAAACATCGTTTTTTACAATGGGCGCTAGAAAAAACGCCGTTACGGTAGATTCTCAGCGTAAATCGTTACAAAAACAAATCGACACGCTTGCAAAGCAACGCAAAGAAATTAACGCACAAATCAAAGCGATTGATAAAAGCGCGGAAGCGGCAAAGCTGAAGCGTGAGATTAGCAAAAAACTAGCAAAGCAAGAGGAAGACACCGCAAACGAAATCGCATTTCAAAACGATAAATTGACAGAACAAGCGAGACTTTACGGTGAAGGAATGGCAACCTCGAAAATGGTCGAGGACGTTTTGCAAAAACAAGCAGACGCAAGAAGACGAGCGCACGAAGACGAAATGCAACTGATCGCCGAGCTTGATGCTGAATATGAAGAAAGCGCCAGGAATTACGAAAAGCAGGAAGCAAAAAAACTGGCGGCTAGAAAAGAACAAGATGCACTTGCGCTTCAATCAAGTCTTGGAACAATTGAAAGGCTAGCTGCGGGTGTTGCCGATGGATCAATCGAAGCGTTTCGAATCTATCAAGCCGCAGCAATAGCAAACACGACTATGGCGACATACGAAGCCGCAACAAAAGCACTAACGGTTCCAGTCATCGGTACGGCTTTAGCCGCAACGATATACGCGTTAGGTTTTGCAAATGTATCAAAGATCGCTTCGCAATCTCCGCCTGGGAGATATCTTGGCGGAGACGTTACGGCCGGTAAAAGCTTCATGGTCGGTGAAAGAGGGCCTGAGTTACTTACAATGGGGCGACACGGCGGATCGATTACGCCTAATGATAATATTCAAAAGACGACGCACGTTGCCATATACATCAATGCGGTTGATGCGCGTGGCATCGATGCGCTATTGCAGGAACGCCGTAATACCTTGATTGGCATCATCAATCAAGGTCTGAACAAGCAAACTCGTAGATCAATATGAGCGGAGCGCTTCCAACGTCACCCGCATTTGCGGATCTGAAAATCTTATCGTATCAGCCGACGATTGTTCAACGAGCAATCAGCGGACGACGACAAGCGCGTCAGATAGGCGGTCAGTATTTCAAGCTATTCGCATCTTACGCTCCGATGAAACGATCCGACTTTGCGCCGATTCACGCGTTTATAATCAAGCAACGAGGTGCATTTGACACGTTTACGGTAACGCCGCCAGTCGTTTCTAGCGCTCAAGGCGTAGGCGGCGGAACGCCTTTGATCAATGGCGCAAGTCAAACGGGTCGCTCGGTCGTTTCCGATGGTTGGCCCACGGGCGCAACGCTTACCGTTTTGAAAGCGGGAGACTTCATTAAGTTTGCGAATCATACGAAGGTTTATATGGTCACGGCAGACGCAACTTGCGATACGTCAGGAAATGCGACGATCAGCATCGAACCCGAACTGCAAACCTCGCCTGCGAACAATACTGCAATCACATTAAACTCGGTTCCGTTCACGGTTTATTGCTCACAAGGAAACGTGATTGAATACGAAACTGGATCGGCTGGATTTTTTGCATTTGAAGTCGAATTCTGCGAGGCATTATGAGTCGAGGCCTTTCAACGGATATTCAAAACGCTCTTGCAAGTGGTAAATTCGGCATAGCGTCGCTTTTAAAGCTTTCGTTGAATACGACTTATTATCTAACGAATCATCAAAAAAATATCGTCTTTAATTCTGCAACTTATCAACCGCTCGGATATATCGTCAACCTCGATGATATTGTCGAACAATCGAACATGAATACGGGCGCAATCTCAATTACGTTATCCGCAGCAACGACAACGATCATGACCGATCTTTTTACAAACGGTCATATTGATAAAAGCGTAAATCTTTTTATTGCGTTGATCAATGATTCAGGCGCGGTTATCGATGCGCCTTTCGAGATATATGCGGGAACGATCTCTTCTTTTAAATATGCGGAAAGTGCAACGAGTTCGACAATTAGATTGACGGTATCAAATCAATGGTCGCAACTTGAGCAGTTTGCAGGGCGAAGATTAACCGACGATTCACAGCAACGCGTTTTCGACGGCGACAAATCGTTTTCGTTACGATCTCAAGTCGGCAAAAAGCTGACTTGGGGTATCCAATGATTCGAAAACTTGATTTAAGGGAGATTCGCGAACGATGGGAAGAATTTCGAGGTTATGCAAAAAAAGCGAATCTTTGGGGCGAAAACTTTGAGTTTTGTTTATCGGAATATCTTTTATATGTACGGCAAGACAAAGCGCATATCTGGATTTGTTCAGACAAAAAACAAGAAATGTTTTTTGTAATGACAATGCTAGAAACTAAACCAATATCACGCGAAACGATTTTGCGTTGGGTTTGTGTTTCGGCAATCAAAGAGCAAGCGAGCAAAATCGATTTAAAAACGCTATGGAAAGACGCGTTCGACAAGATCGTGCGGTTTGCACAAATGCACAAAGCAAGCGCAATTAAATACGATTCAAACGGAAATCGCTGGTTTCGAATGATTGATTCATTTGGCTATAAACAAAAAACAACGAAGACGGTTTTAATAAATGGCTGAAGAAATCATCAATGTTGTAGAAAATATATCAAAACCGTTTGTCGATGCGGCTGAAGACCAAATCGGTTTGCCTGAAGATTCGCTTGATATTGACGAAACCGATGTCGGCCCAGCGGTTATTGATGCTGGCGAAATCCTTACCGATAACGCCGAAAATCTTTTTGACTCGTCAACAAATATTATTGACGCACAAACGACAAGCGGCGCGTCCAATATCACTTTTAACCCTTATACTCCACAGCTTGCGAGTTTGCCGATTATATACGGCACTCGACGAACCGAAGGCTCACTTGTTCTGCAAGAAACAAATGCAAATCCTGGTATCTATCTATATCGTTATTATGCGCTTTCTGAAGGCGAATGCGGAAGCGTTACCGTGACAACCGAACCCGCGAGCGCGTCAAGCTCGGCAAACGTAACAAGCGGCATTTATAAGACAAAAACTTTTCTTGGAGCGGATACGGGAATGCAGTCAGGTTTGCCGTCTGGCGATAGTTGGGTTAACGAACCGCCTTCATGGGGAACCGACTTTGCGTTTAAAGGCGTTTGCGCAGCAATGTTTCGTTTTGAGTTTAATCAGACCGATATGGCACGCGCTCCAAAAGTCTTCTTTACCGTTTCAGGGCGAACGCTTACAGGAAACGATGACAACCCAGCAAACATCTTAAAGGATTACTTAACGAATACGCGATACGGTGCAGGGATTTCGTCAAGTCTGATTGATACGACTGCATTCAATTCAGTTCGAGATTATTGCGACGAAACAGATGCTGGAGGAAACAAGCGTTTTACTTGCAACGTGATTCTTTCACCGCAAAACCGCGTGATCGATAACGTTAAAATTATATTAACTTCGTTTCTCGGTCAACTTCATTACGTCCAAGGGAAATATTTTTTGCACGTTGACCAGGAGTTTTCAGGAACTCCGGTCGTTGCATACGATACGACAAAAATTATCGGTGGGATATCTGTTCAAAACTCGTCAAAAAATACACGTTTCAATCAATGCATTGCGACGTTTTTTGATCCCGATCAAGACTACAAAGCGACCGAAGTTACTTTTCCAGATCCAAATAACGAATCGTCAACGCTTTCGACGTATCTAAGCGAGGACAATAATCTCCCGCTGATTAAGCGTATCAATCTCCCAGGCGTTACAAGTTTTCAGCAAGCGCGTTACATCGCGTCAATCGTTGTTCGTCAATCGCGGACAAGTATCATGGTTTCGATGAACACAACCGCGGAAAGCGGAAACGTGATTCCAGGCGATATCGTAACGCTTACATGGTCGCCTTTATCATATACAAATAAAGAGTTTCGAGTTCGCGAGGTTTCGATCAATCCGAACGGCGGAATGAAAATAAAAGCAATCGAGCATAATGACGCAAATTATACTCGATCCATTGGAACTGCACCCGCGACTCCGACATCCATCACCGTCCGAGATCCATCGGTGATCTCGGCGGTCACGGGATTGACTGCGACCGAAACGCTATATTTTACTCGCGAGGGCGCTGGCGTTAAATCAAAAGTCACGCTGAACTGGAACGATATCAGCGACAATTTTTTAGCCGCTTACGAAGTATCGTTTAAAGTTTCAAGCGCATCGGAGTTTGAGGTCGTTGGCGATACCGTGGAAACGACAATCGAGATATTTGACATTGGAATTGGAACGTTTGATTTTCGGGTCGTATCACGCGCGATTGAGGGCGCAAAATCAACCGCGTCCACGGTATCGCTTACAACGACCGGACTCGATGCGGTCCCGTCTCCGGTAACGGGATTGTTCGTCAATTCAATTGGAACCATGGCGCTTTTGCAATGGGATTTATCAACGGATCTCGATGTCGTTCAGGGTGGCTATTATTCAATCAAGCACTCGGTAGATTCTACAGCGACGACATGGTCACAAGGTGTATACCTTTTGCGTCATGTAGCAGGACATCAAACAAGCGCAATCGTTCCTCTTTTGGCGGGGACGTACATGATTAGAGCGCATGATTCTTCAGAACAAGTATCGCTTCCAACATTAGTTGTCTCGTCTGGCGCGTCATTAACACAACTCGCAACCGAAGCGACAATCACAGAAGAAACTGCGTTTTCAGGAACAAAAAACAAAGTCGAAGCAATAGATAATATTTTAAAAATCGTTTCTGAAAACGATATTGATTCAATTAGCGATTTTGACAATATAGTCCGTTTTGATGCGTTGGGCGGTATCTATAATACTTTAAGCGCAGGATATTCAACGAATAAACCGCAATATGATTTCGCTAATACGATGGATCTTGGATCAGTCAAAACCGTTCGATTACGATCATTTATAAAAACAATATCAGAAAGCATTTTTGATCTAATAGATTCTCGACCTGGAAACGTAGATTCCTATACCGATTGGGACGACACCGAATTCGATAAAACCTCAATTCGTATCCAAGTGCGATCAACAAACGACGATCCGAGCGGTTCGCCTTCGTATGGCGAATATACCGATTTTTACGCGGAGGAACGATCAGCGCGGGCGCATCAATTCCGCATTTTTCCGGAAACAACCGACTCGGAATACAATATTAAAGTGCAAAATCTTCAAGTATTTGCCGAAACCCTAGCGAGTTAAAAAATGAGTCAACACGATTACGTCATAGATAACGCATCAGGCGCAACGGTTCGCGCCGATATTAACAGCGCTTTAGCCGCTATTCAATCGCTAAACTCTGGATCGTCTGCCCCATCGTCAACGGTGGCGGGTAT